TATCATGTATATCTATTAATATACTTTCATTATCATATACCATTTTTTCAATAGCTTTGTGCCATAATTGGCTACTATTTTCATTTTCATTAGGCGATACATTTAATAAATAATATGCTTTATTTTTTACTTCTTGATGTTTTTCATAAACCTTAATTTCACATTTTGCTATTGCATTAGCTATTAATGTTATTGCTGTTTGTATAGCTAATTCTTTGTAATATATCTCTTGAACCTTTTCTTCAATTATATTACCTACAATATCCCCTTTTTCGTTTTTGGTATTTCCAAGAAAATCTCTAAACCATGTTTTAAAACTCACAACTTCCTCACCTCCTCTACATAAAAATAAGCCCTATAAGGACTTTACTCATTTTTATATTCAGTTATATTGTTTGTACTAGGTAATGATATCCATATTAAAAACCATGCCAAACCATTGATTGGATACATAACATCTAAAAATTCCATAAATGGGAAATTCAAAATATCCAATATCCATACTATCGTTAATATAGCATAAAACAATTTATACATACTTTCACCTACTTTAAAATACTAACGTATCCATGAATACTACTTCATTTTCATCTTCATCTTCTAATACATCTTGAGCTGCAATCATTGCATGAACAAAAGCCATAAAACCATCTGTTTTACGGCTTTTTGGCTCTATCTTATCATATACATAATTGCCAAGAGTTTTATCTGTTAACTTTGTGTTATTTGTAAACCATCTCATCAAAGGATTATCTCCCCATATTATCTTATGTTTATTAAATGCACTACTTATAACTGGTACTATTTTCATTACGTCTGAAGGTCTTACAATTTTCACTTGTTCCTTGTCAGCTCCATCAATCCCAATATTTTTTAATGATTTAGCAAGTAATGCATACCTATAGTTGTCAACTCCAGTTTTTTCTAAATTGTATTTTATTAATTGTTCCTGTACCCATTCGCAAGCTAAATCTGGATTAATTTCAACATCTTTAACTATCGTCATCAAGCCTTCATTCTCCCATTCTTTTAAAGGTGATTTTATTCTTCTCTTGTCATTTGAATTTTCACAGAACCATGAATGAGTAATCCAGTAATAAGTCCCACCTTTTAAAAATAACAATCCCACTGATAAGAAATCATTTAATTTAGTATAATCAAATCCTACTGTACAGCTCGCACCTTCTAAATTAGGAATTTCTCTATTAGTAGTTAAAATATTCTCCCAAGAAGTAACCTCCACATCCTTATTACCTTGAGGTATGTTCATTCTTTTAGTCATGAATGCTGAATTTGATATAGGATCTTCTTTGTAGTCTATATATTCTTTATGCAGAGTATCTTGTAAATCGGGAAATTTATGTAAAGAAGGATTTGCTTTATCCCACATTTTAGGATTATCAACTTCTTTTTTATCATCTAACCTACATATAAAAGGCAACATACCATTATCTGCTACGGCACCTTTTAAAATTTGTTCTGCTCTACCTATTAATTTATCAAGTGGTCCTTCTCTTACATCTCCATTTGTAGTAGTTATTGTTTTTCTTGGATTTCTTTTTTTACCAAGTCCAGTAGTAAAAACATTTATAGCTTTATAATCTTCATATGCATGATATTCATCAAAGTCAATTTTACCTGGTCTCCCACCATCTTTTGTCTTTGCATTTGATGTTCTAAATCTAAGTTTTGACTTTGTCTTTTTATTCATAATAATTTCTTTATTCCACTCAAAGTGCTTAGATAATTTTTTCTCATTTTCTTCTAAAACATTATAAACATCATCAAAAGATGTCTTTGCCTGTTCTTCATTATTCGCACAAATATCAATATGATAATATTTAACTGAATTATATTGACTTATTAGACAAAAATCTTCAAAACTTAAATATCCATTTTTCCCAGCTCCTCTACCTACTAGAATAAATAAATCTGGGAATCTTAATCTTCCATTTGGTTTGTATGTACAGTTATGAAGTGTAAAACAAAATACTTCCCACTCTAGTAATTCAAATGGAAAGTATTTTTCTAAACTTAAATATTTTCTAAGCTCCTCTTTATCTACATATATATCCTCTTCGTAAAAACATTTCTCTACAAAATCAACTAATTGAATTTGTTCCTTACATACCTCAATTTTTCCACTTCGTACTAAATCAATATAGTTTTGTATTTCAGGAACTATTATCTTACAATTCTTCATCGTCATCATCATCACCTATGACGTTATCAGTAGTTAATTGAAGTTCTTTTAATATGGCTAGTTTTTGTTTACTATATAAAACTGCATTTTTTACGGAGGGGTTATCTTTTTCATATTCTTTTCCTGCTGCGGACACTGTCATATAAGTTCTTCCTCGTTGCTTTATATCTTTTTGCATTGCTTTTTCTTGAGTATAATACCAAATATAATCATCAATTAAGCTATAAAAAACGTCAATTTTTGCACCTTTTTTCTCTAGTTGTTCTATAAGTGATTTTTTTATACTAGTTGCAGTTGCTATATTCTTCCCCTCCCTTCATTGCATTTTTATCATTTTTTTCTAAATTAAAATTTCAATTTTCCCTCACGCGCGCGAGAGAGTTGTTTTGTCTACTACCCTCCTCCGTTGAAACGCCCCCCTTTTTCAAAAGGGGTTATGGGGGTGTGGGGGGTACTTTCTACCACTTTTCTTCATTCAATTGCTCTTTAACTTTAAATTTATTTTTTTCTGGGTGTAATTTGTTATGACACCCCTTGCAAACCGCTATTAAGTTTCTATATTGATTGCCTTTATAAGTATAATACTTACTTAGTGCTAAGCTTGGATGCTTCCTTACAAACTGTACATGATGTACTGTATCAGCTTTAATAATTTCACCTTGTCTCTTACACTCTTGACATTCATAATGCTGTTCTTCCAATACTTCTTCTTTAAGATGTCTAAACTCTTTTCCTTTATAGAACTTCCATAATTCATCAGCTTCTATTAATTCATTAATCCATTTAACTAACTCATTAGTATTCATTAAAATCTCCTTATTTTAAGCTTCTTACTGACATAATTACTGACATAACCTTTTATTTAAACCTTAGTAATATACCTTAATTAACTATATTACTAAGGTTTAAATAAAAAAAGACATAAAATAGTTAGTTCTATGCCTATGTTTTTACATAAAAAAAGCACCTTTTCAAAAGATGCTTTCTTTCTAATTATTATTTTATCAACGATGTGTTTATTAATAATATGACATACTATAATTATAGCTCGTCTTAAATACAATAAGATTACATACTTTGCACAATATATATACAAATTTTATACATTCATCATTTTATTAGTTTAAAATATTTTGCATAAGGTATTATTTTATCAAATATTTTTGCTCTTTTATTATAATAAGTATTTATATGCATATTAGTTTTACTAGCAACCTTTACTATTTCAAGTTGGTCAAAGTATCTTAATTTAATTATTTTATACTCTTCTTCTGTCAATCCCTTTAGCATATTGTCTACTTGCTCTATTTCTATCTCTTTATCAAACTTTTCTCTTTCAAGCTTTTCAAGTTCACCATAATTTTTATTTACTGTATCACTAACTCCACCAGCTTGAGGCATTCCATTATAGTTCATTCCTCTTTGGCCTATATGTTTTATACTAATATTTATACCTTCAATTTCATTTTTTAATATTCTATATTTTTTAAATAGCTCTTCTATCTTTTCTATATCTGTCATTTCTTCTGTCATTTATATCCCACCCATTTATTTTATTTAGCTTCTATATTGTTTAAACCGTTAAGGTATACTAATGCATCAACCAAAACAGTTGTATACATTTTCTTGTTTAAAAATTTTCGTACAGTATAAGGTCTTGGTACTATAGAAGTTACTTCTTTATCTAAGAATGTTTTATGATCCATCTCTATTTCTTCTTTTGTAAAGCTTCCAAACCCTAAATTATATTCCTCAAATTTGCTAACTGCTAATAATTCTTTTAGCTTCATATATTCCCTCCAGTTATAACTAATCTATTTCCACTCATCGTATTTAGAAGCATTTTCACAATCTATCTCTATGACGTTACAATCACTCGATATTGATGTTATTATATACTCTTCTCCAAGTACTTTTATTTTTTCTCTAAGTTCAAATGGAATATAGCTTTTTATTTCTATCAAATCTATTCCATTTATTTTTATTTTTGTTATCATGTATATCCCACCTAATTTTATGTATTTAACCAATTATTATCTAGATACATGAATAAAATTACAATACCTACTGTAATTAATATCCATAAAACCCAAAACAATATAATTGATATATTTCCAGTTACTTCTTCTAAAGTCTCCGCTACTGTCATATTCTTATATACTTTTATATTGTCATTAGCTATAGTGTCATTTTTAAGATTTCCAAATATAGTAGCATTAAATTTTGACTCTAATCCATAAAATTTGTATCTTATATGATAACCACCATTCACAGTATCAATATAACTAGTACTAGGTAAATCAAATTTAGAAGTATCAAAATTTATACCTAAGAAGATAACACTTTTAGCCTTTTTAATATCATGATCTACTTTGTCCCATGTCCAATAAGTTTCTGTTTTAGAATGAGTATTTCCTTTACTATCGGTATACGTTACTACCCTGGTATGCATTGTATATTTTTCTTTTATTTTTTCTAAAACTAAATATTCTCCATCTATTTCATCTTTATAATTAACTGGTTTATCTGCTTTTAATTCACCTTCTACTAAAGCATTACCTATATTAGTTTTCATAGCATATGTAAACAATTCAGCATCTTTAGTTATTTTAAATGCTTTATTATATTGAGCTTCTTTATCTTGTTGATATTCATTAACCTTATCTCCAACTAGAACTCCAATTATAATCATAATTGCCAATATAGATATACTAACAATTATTTCTCTTTTAGTAATTTCAATATTATTCATTGAATAAATCCTTTGGAGCATTAGAAGGAGAATTATATTCTAAGTATGTATAAGATACTGTTTTATAACCTAATAAGTTTAGTATCATTCTATTAGGAAACTTTCTAACATATCTGTTATATTCTTTTATTTGCTTATTATAATTAGTTCTATAATCTAACATCATATTTTCAGTAACAGTTAGCTCTGTCATAAGCTGCTTATAATTTTCATTAGATTTTAAATCTGGATAAGCTTCTGTTACAGCACTTAAAACAGTAGTTACATCTGATATATCTCCACCTTTACTCCCTCTAGCTTTAACTATATTCTTCAATGTTTCTGCTTCATGTTTATCATATTCCTTAACTGTATCAACTAAGTTATAAATTAAATCTACCCTTCTTTTTTCTTGAACTTCTATATCTGATGATGCAGTTAATATTTGTTCTTCTAATCCTATTGCCTTATTCTGAACCCCTTGTGTAGCGAATACACAAAGAATTATAGTCATTACTACTGCACTTAAAGTTATAATTACTGTTTT